TACCACTGTGCCTTCTGCAAATCCGTTAGTGGTTCATACTTGTACTCCCATCGATGAAGGTATTTGTAGATAGAGCCGAGAAGATAGTATTTAAAGTGTTGGCCCAGCTGTTGCTCGATATATTCGATGCTTTCTAGGGGCTTTTGCTTGTAGTGTTCGGGATTGATTTTATCGTTCATAATTTTCCTGTTTTGGACATTGAGTGAGCTGATACAAACATGAATAAAGTTTTCTTATAACTTTAGGGGTGCCCACCCAATGCCACTTGAGGGTGGTGGGTGGTATTTTCAAGTGTTGTGAGACATCTAGGAGAAAACCACCCACCGGGATCAATTTAAAAAGGAATTTTGTCGTCAAAATCATCCGTGTTATCTGTTTCTTCTACAGCTTCTTCCACAAGTTTTTCAACGGGTGTGTCCTCAAAATTTTGTTGTGCGGCCAGCCATTGATAACTGGCTTCAATGTCACGCTTATGCCAGTCATTCAAAGATTCAAAGACATCACACATGGCTTTGGTTTCCGGACTGGAATTGCCAGTAAACTCGGCACAGTAAACATCCAAATCAAAAAGCACTATGTCATTGTGTGTCTCTACCTTCTTAATGCCGTCCTTCGGTTCTCTGAGCGCCATAATCTTTGGATTACCGCCCTCACCGAAATCACTCTTTTTTGTTAAACCAATTTCAATCTTGGCTGTGCAACCAATTAAGTTATCCATATCAAATGAATCGATTTCTTCTTCGGTTAAACTTTTACCGCGCCAGCTCTCAATATCTTTTCTCAATGTTGCAGCTTCAAATAAAGATGCAGTGTAAGTTTTAAATGCGCCGAATGGTCTGCCGTCTTCCATCATTACTGTATTGGTTGAAGGGTCGATTGCCTCGGTGATCTCAAATCCGAGATGCACTCTTTTTTTCTTGCTGACCACGCCTTTGTATTCTTGGTCTGACTCACCCAGATCTATGATGCTGTAGCATGTTCCTTGATAGATGCCTGGTTCTAGTTTGGGGAAATCCCCACCGCCGCCGCTGCTGCTGATTGTTAAGCTCATAATAAATCTCCTACCTTATGTATTTGCAAAATTTAATAAACTTGGATATTATCTTATAACCCCTAGCATGTCAAAACAATAGTAAAAGAAAAAAAGGATGATTGATGTCATTAAAGATAAAAGGACCTAAACCCAAAAATTTCAGCGCCCCATTTACCGGGGATTACATAACACAATTCAGCGATTTCCTAGCCAGCAATGGCTATGAACCCGACCCTAAGAAGGGACTGGTTACTGATGGCTCAGTGGGTAGAGCGTACATCAACATTGGTAATCAGAGGAAGCTCGTGGGTTGGTATCAAGCCTGGCTCGATCAGTCCTCTCCTTTTGGACGTTTAGGTGATTACAGAGTCAGTGCCGACCAACCCACAGCGACTTGGAAACCAGAGAACAGTGGGCGCTATCGTATGACGTCAGCTCAGAAAGCCGAGATCGCAGCTCTACAAAAACAAGCCGAGGTCAAATCCGCTGAGAAATATTCACAGGCCGCGCAGCGATCGCAGTCGATTTGGGACCAATGCGAGGAAGTTATTAAACATCCGTACCTGGAGAAGAAGCAAGTCTTGTCCTATGGTTTAAAGAAAGACAAACACGATAACCTGGTGATCCCACTCAAAGACAAACAAGGCTCTATCGTTGGTCTACAGTTCATCACAGCCGATGGATCAAAGCGTTTCCTTACTGGTTCCAAAAAAAGCGGTAGCTTTTTTCTTTTAGGAAGAGAGATCTTTAAAACAAGCGACAGCTTGAATTATGCCGAAGGCTATGCCACGGCCGCATCTATACATGCTGACCGCTCACAGCCTGTCGTCGTCGCATTTGACGCTTACAACTTAATCAAGGTCGCCGAGGTCATGTATCAGTATTTTCCGAAGCACAAACACATATTCGTGGCCGATAACGATGATAGTAAAACAGGCGAGAAGGAAGCGAAGAAGGCGGCAGCCTTTATCCAGAAGAGTGGCGGTCACGCCGAGATCCAGATGCCGGAAAGCAAGGGCGATTACAATGACCATAAGAACGAAGTTGAAGTCGTCGAAGGCGAAGTGGTCTTGCAAAAGATCGACGTGCCTGTTGAATACGATTTCAACCGCAATGCAAACGGCAGATACCTAAACACCAAAGACAACATCAATGGCGTATTAATGACACACGGCGTCGATGTCAGATACAACGTGATTAAGAAGAAGATGGAAATTGACATACCGAACATGGATTTCATTGCCGACATGTATGAGGAAGCCAGTCTCATCGAGATCGAAGATCGTTGCATCAATATGGGCATCCCACACACAAAGGTCAGAGATTATCTAAAAGTCTTGGCCAGAGAATACAACCCGGTCCGGGAATGGATTGAGAGCGAACCTTGGGACGGGACCGACCGACTGCAAGCCTTCATGGATTCGCTGGTCACAGAAGAGTCGGCGCAGCTGAAAGAAATGCTGCTGAAAAAATGGTTAATCAGCTGTGTGGCCGCAGCATGTGAAAAGAATGGCGTGGAGCTCGAAGGCATCTTGGTCCTCCAGGGCGCTCAAGGACTCGGTAAAACCTTATGGTTTAAACGCCTTTGCAATTACAATAATGGCTGGCTCTTAGAGGGTGCGACGCTTAACCCTTCTGATAAAGATAGCGTGAAACGCGCAGTCAGCCATTGGATTGTAGAGTTAGGCGAGATCGAGTCGACCTTTAAAAAGTCGGACATTGACCAGCTGAAAGCGTTTGTCACAGCGAAGACGGATGAGCTGAGATTGCCGTATGACCGAGCCTTTACGACGTATCAGCGCCGCACGGCGTTCTACGCATCAGTCAATGCTCGCGAGTTCTTAACGGACACGTCTGGGAATCGAAGATTCTGGGTACTCGCAGTCAAAGACATCAATGTGAATCATGGTGTCAACATGCAGCAGCTCTGGGCCCAGGTGAAAGACACGATGTATGTGCAAGGCCAGAAGAATTGGTTTCTATCACCGGATGAGCGGGAGCTGTTACAAGACAGCAACGAGGCGTATCGAACACAATCGAGCGTCGAGGATCTGATCCTAGAGAACATCAACTTTGGCAGCAAATATACCAAGCCTGTGCAAATGACGAAGCTGTTGCGCGATTTGGGCATTAAGGCCCCGAGGATGCCAGACTTCAAAGAAGCAAATCGTGTGTTACACGAAAGAGGCATCGAGCCGCGCAGATCAAATGGGAAGAAGATATATGATCTCGATTACACCGCTGTTGACGATGGCTCATCGAGCGGATCCGGGAGTAATTGGAATGATTGATGCACTGTTAAGAGTGTTAGGTACACTGTTTTTAGCGTCTAATTGTCGACAGCTAAAATATTAATGTATGCAACCTTTAGTAATAATTAGCGATTTAAAGCAATGGTTAGCAAAAGAAGGGTATAGCAGAGGGTATAGTAAAGGGTATGCTGAAAGCCTTTATCTATGCGGTTTAGAGGTCTTATTAGTGTATAGTGTATATATATATAAAGATATTAGTATTAAGTGGTTATAAGACTGTATTCTTATGGGTTACACAGCGGGTATTTAGAAGTGGCTATACACTACCCTCTGTGCACTGATCCAAAAGTTAAAATGAGGTAAGATTAAATTATGCCAAAGAGAAAGCCTAAGAAACCAATGGTTAATGCACCGCTTCAATTCGAGAAGGATGAGGAGCATAAGTTGACCGAGATGCAAGTCAGCTTTGTCTGGCATTACACCGAAGGTGCATGCGGTATGACCGAGGCGGCCAGGAAAGCTGGGTATGAGTTCCCGAGTCAAGCTGCCAATAAAATGCTAAACGGCAAGGACTATCCGAACGTGGTTAAAGCCATCCGGATTAAACAGGATGAGCTCCGAGAGAAGTATGCGATCACACCACAAAAGACCGGGACGATGCTGTGGAAGATCATGGAGAGTGCTTATGACAATGGCCAATTTAATGCTGCGGTTTCAGCGATCAAAGAGCTGAACCAACTCGGCGGACTGTCGATCAATCGGTCGCAGAACATCAACATCAACGCCAACCTGGAGAAGATGTCGAGAGATCAGATCAAGGAAAGATTGGGTCAGCTGCTCGGATCTGACGCGTCGACTTACTCGGACAAGGATAAGTAAAGAATAAACTTCGTTCTGGGCCGCGCCCGGTCTGGAGCTCCAATATTTTTGTAAAAAAACAAAAAATGCCCTAAGTCCTTGATATCATTGACTTTTTTCCTATTGCAAGCTCTAATATTTATATGCAACTATGTATAAACTGTGAGCACAACAGTAACAGGACCTACAGCTGTGCTGCCAAACCCGTAGGTTTTATAATGTAGCTGTTGGCCCTACAGCATCGTTTTAATACCAGTGGTGCAAGGAATGTAGCAGTTGG